CAGGAGAGCCAGTTGGCACTAAAGACCAGTCATCGCCAGATTTTGACACTTCCAGCCATGCGATTTGCGTGCTAGCGGCCGATGTGCTTGTTTTGGTTGATACCAGCGCCATGTCGGTTTCGCTGAATGATGCGCCATTTTGAACGGCTTTATTCAGGTAGCCAGTGGTCGTTACTTGCGCCAGTGTGTCGTTGGTGTTGATATAGACGACTTGCGGTATGACGCCGGTCAATCCTACTTCACCGATTTTTATGTTTAGAATTGGCATTTCATGTCCTTATTTTGTTTAATCAATCGATTTTTAGGTTAATTTATACAGGCCAAATTATTGCTGGCAATGAAGCTATAAATTGTTCAACCGTGGGTAACGGCGCTTGGTTACCTGAGTAGGTGGCAAGCTGCTCATAAGCATACACCCAAACAGTGTCACGCCACGCAATAAATGTATCAGCCTCAATCTTCCATGTTTCGTTTGTACTGTTGGCATAACTTGCGCAAGAAACAGCACTTTCATATTGCTTCGATCTGGAAATTTGTTCAATCAAATATTGAATAGTCGCTGCAAGGTCTAAAGATAGCGCGTTAATCTCGATGGCTCTTTGATGCTCTAGTCCGTAAGCTAAAAGTTCTGCTTCTGTAGGCTTTGGTTCATCAGGAACCTTCCACGTTTCAATTAATATTTCATCGGATGGCTTTCTGAAAGTGATATTTCCAATCTCGACTTGACCAGGATATTTGTATTGACATATTTGTACAATGTTCATTAACGAACTCTCCTTGCTTTAATCGCACCAGATACAGTTGAAGTGCCACCAGAGAATACACAACTTGCAACTAAATACACCGTCGTCGCTGATGCTATGCTTATTCTAGCTACGCCTGTGGTTAAACGGCGCGCTCCGGTTGCGGCAAATGAACCTAACGAACTGTCCGCAGTGCGAGCCAGACCAACAGATGGTTCCCCTGGCATTGTAGCTGTGGTAAGTGATATTGCCACATTACTATCAGCAACACTGGTTGCTGTGCCACTCATCAATATTTCACCCCAAACATCCCAGTCGCCAGCCGCCAAAGACGTGAGTTCAGTCACATTTGCTGTCGTGCCAGTGGTTAAAGATACTGCGCTAGAAAATGGAATGCTTGCGGTAACATATTGCCCTACAATTCCAGCGTTCGCGTCATCATTAGTTGTTGTGCCTACAATTCCACCCGTAGTAGGACTAAATGTAATGCTAGTACCCGTAGCGGCTCCAATTGTAGGTGTCACTAATGTTGGTGAGGTTTCACCAACAAAAGCTCCTGTGCCTGTAGAACCTGTAAGGGCATTGCCCACTGAATTTACAACAGCCATGATCTCTCCTTATGCGGTCGTTAGAGTAACGCTTGATGTATCCATCATTACCCAAGATGTATCAGCCACATCTGCTACCAGTTCAATAGTTTGTCCGGCCACAGCAGAACTTGTAACCGTACCGCCAGCCGATGTGGTCGAGTTGTTCACGCGAACCGTATCACCTGCTTCGGCCTGTATGATCCATCCACCCGTATTTGCTGTAGAGCCAACCAGTAGCACGCTATCGCCAACCGAATACGTGGCGGGCAGCGTTAATGTGGTTTGACCTGCGTTAAGCGCAATATACATGGTATTGACTGCCGCTGTTTGCGTGGTTCCTGCAATAGTGGCTATCCCGAAACCTCCGCCCGTAGCACTAATTGTGATGGTATTTGATCCATTAGCGATTGAAATACCAGTTCCTGGCGTCAGAGTTGCTGCCGCCGGAACCCCAGCAGTAGAGCCTACAATAAGCTGGCCATCAGCCGCTAGCGCTGTTAAAACGGGCGTGCCAGTCAATCCGGTGGTCAATACCGCCTGATTCGCTGTAGCAAGCCCTGTGACAGTATTGGCCGCAGAACTATAAAGTATTTGGTTTATTGTCGTGACAATAGGCCATGTAGCTGTAGACCAGCCGCCAACCTGACTCGCACCTGACATAAGCATTTGGTTTGCTGTTGAGGTAGATGCCAAGATTTGCAGGGTTGTAGCGTTAGAAAATACTACACCGCCATTGTCAGCGACCAAAGATGCGCTCGTACCGCCTTGCGCAAGTGATACGGGCAATGTCAAAGACTGCGCAGAAAACGCTGCAAAGGTAATGTCAGTAGTGCCAATGGTAAATGGGCCTGCGCCTGTTTCTTGATACAACAAACCAGCATTAACAGTACCTTGGTTTACCAACACAACCCCGTACTGCACAACCTCTGCGGCCTGATCGTAGTCCGTGGCACGAGTTAGAACCCAATTCACCGCACCAGAGCCTACCGTGGTGACCGTGTATATGCCGTTTTGAGCCGCAGTGGCTTGGTTTTTAACTAACACCCTATCACTGACGACCAGCGTTACGCCATCAAGCGTTAAAGCCGCCATAGCGCCCGAATTGGTTAGGGTAGCCCCTACTCCTGACGCGCCATTAGCATATGTGGCTGTTAATGCACCTATAGTGGCTGCAAGAACGGCTGAATAGGTAGTTAAACCTTGAGCCGAAAGATAGAAGTTAAGCTCAGAACTTCGGGTGTATTTTTTGGTAGTGCCAGATGCTGCACTCGATGTGTCGGTGGTATCGGTTGCGGGCGTCAGGTCAGTTCCTTGCGGGGTTCCTGGCCCTGGTAACGCGCTTATTTTAATTTCAGCCATGACTGTCCTTGGTTATTCGGTTATGAATTCATCGCCATTTTCTGCTGCAATAATGATATCGTCTTCTGTAACTATGTAATTTGACCCAGGTGGTGGTAATAACGTGTCATCATTCCATGTGACCACGAACACGCTTTTTTTAAGCGGGTTTTTGTTACCTGTCCCTAAAAATGGTTTGTTGACAAATACCATGATCGCCGCCGTATTAAACGTTTAGACTATAAAATGTCACGCCCACTTGCGCTGATGTGTTACTTGTAAAAAAGTGCAACGTATCACCGGCGCTTACCATTCTTGCAGCAGGGTTTAATTCACTTGTGGTAGCCGCAAACCCAGCGCCAGCAGGATCGGCAGCCGTAGCATTTAGCGCAACCCATACAGAAGCACCTGGCTCATAACTAAATATGGCGATATACTTATTCACGTTATTGGCTACATTACCAAGCATACCAGAGGTTGGCACGACTAACGAAGTATCTGTATTTTGCGCCAAGTCAGCGCTATATTTGTCAAGACAAAATGCCAAGCCAAAGCCATTATAGCCGTTGATGTCGCGACTCATTGAAAACGGAGTTGCCAAGGTAATCTCCTTAAAATTATTAGTTAAACAACACCAAGCCTGCTATCAGCCACAAAATGATAATGGATAAACCCTTCTGGTCGGTCGTTAGAACTAGCTGTGCTTAAAGTGCCAGTTATATTGTTGGCATTATAATAAATTGATTTCAAGCCCGCCGATCCTGCTGACCATGATGTTAATGCAAGATCACCAGAAGCTTGAGCCCCTCCATTATTGAACAAAATTGAAGTCACATTCGATGCAGTTCCAGCCTCTGAAAAAATAGATAATGTAGGGGCTGTTCTTTTCTGAACGGTATATATTATTTGGAATTGTCGCGGGAAAAACACGTTGTTACCACCTGAGTTTACAGCCCCTTGTTGCGCGGTTCTTATATCAACAGCCGTTGCCGAACCTGCTGGGTTGGTCGCACCTACTGCCGCATAACTTTGCTCATAATAATATTGGCACTCTCTTAATACTTCATCTTTTGTTTGTGGCGCAGGTCTTGTCGGGATATCGCCAGGAGTGACCGATATCGAGTTGACAGTAATCACAGTAGCGCTTGTAGGTGCTGCAAAAGTGACTATAATCGCAAATTTATCTGTATCAGCTATTTCACCTGAATCAGTTATTTCCCACCCGCTAAACCCATAATCAACGCCACTGTTAATGTCATTGGCATTTGTTACTGTCTTCAAGTTGGCAATAGCCACACCCTGACTACTTCTTGGTATTTCAGTCCATCCAGCTTGGGTGAGTGTAAACACCCCTGCTGTATTCATGGTTCCAATACCTGTGCCTGCCGTTGGGAGAGTTGCCGCAGTGGTAGCCCTAAATAGATAAACCCTGCAAGTTGCACTAGTTCCAACAGTGCCTTTATAGGCATTGATATTAACCGATAATCGCGTGCCTAATATTTTTTTTGCTTGCACTCTAGTTAAATATTGCAAGAGATAAAATGCATCATCAGCACTACTTGTTGTAAATTGTGCGCCCCCAGTTGTAGCGCTTCTTATCATGGCGACATTTGCCCCCGCGCGGGCTGATAAGGTCTGATCCCAATTAACACCAACAGCACCAGCGGTAGCATCGGCACTTATAGTTTGTGTTGATCCTGTCTGTGCTGGGTTTAATGGGAAATCCCACGCCGTTAACAAGCTTGGTATTGGCTTATATTGCAACTTGGGATTGTAATACCAGAATAAATTATTCTCTTGAATAGCTATTGATTGCTCTTGGAATTGCGCTGATGAATCAGAGTTTTGAACGCCAAGCAATTGCACGCTGGTAATTTGCACCTGCTTCAACGGCTCAAAGACAATTTCAATATTAACATAGCCTGTTGGCGCTGTGTCTGGGTTAATTGTGCCGCCAATAATTTGCGCTGTATCGTTAAACTTTTTCCATTCGCCTGTAGCAGGTGTTGTTGTATCTGAAATTATCGTATGTTGCGTTCCATTAGAAGGAACGTAGTGCATTGACATAGTAACCGCAGGAGTAGCGCCCTGACCTTGAGCCATAAAGTTTCCATTTACAAACGACCCATAAAGTAATCGTGGGCTTTCTTCTAGTTGTTGACGGAGTTTTATGTTTGTAATACCTGTTGATGTAATGTCAATGGCGTAAGGTGGGTTTGATTCAACGCCTGTGTCGGATATTGCTACCTGCTTGACCGTAACTGTTCCAGAACCACTTGTTACCAGTGACCAACCCTGAGCTATAGGTGTAACAGTATTTGCGCCAGATACAGTATAAACCACTGAATCTGTAGTAGGGTCTGGCGAAAAGATAACATCAGAAAACTGCGGATTAGTTATTTCGTTGACTGTGGACTCAAACGAATCAACTGGGCTGATGTCACCTGTAAAGTTAGGCGGCCAGCCGTCGCGGGTAAACTGCAAGATCCCATCAGCACTATATACACGAATGAAATACAGTTGTACGTTACCATCGTCATCATAGGGGTATAGAAACGGAATAATCTGATTGCCGTCATTGTCTTGAAATGACCCGATGCTATCCAGTGTAAGTATTGGCCCTAGGCTTACATAGCTATAGGTGTCAGTACCTGGTGAATAGGTTTGTTTGTAGACGTTCTTTGGAACGGTGAAAGCTTGATCTGAATAGAACTCAACGTAGCCGTTGGCCAATAATGTGCCATCGTCCTTATTGATTATGGTTTCTTGAATAGGGAACATGGCTAAAAACAGCTCACTTGGCAGTGCCATCGATCAGTCCTTCAATAGTCGATTTATTGCTTCATATTATCAGCGTTTTGATGGGTTAATGCAATGTCAACCGATGGTGTGTTTTGTTTTAATGCTTTTTGAATTAATGGTTGCAATATTTCTAAATCATCCATGTTTGGGTTCCTATCGGGATTGTTGTCCAAGTGAAGGATGGTACTTTTTTGAATTGGGGTTTCAGGTTTTAAAAAAGAAAAAAGCTCTTTCCTTTTATCTTTAATAACTGATCTTTCCATATCCCAATTTTGGGTGTGCTTAGATGACCCAAAATTGGGGGTGCTTTCAGAATTATTGGGTGTGCTTGATTTTTTAGCACACCCAATTTTGGGTAAGCTTAATTTATATACAGGGGTGCTTTTTGTCTTGCCTTTAAGCTTCCCCGTTTTGGTGATCAATCCTTTCACGCACAGTGATGACAAGCACTTATAAACTGTTTTTTCATTAAGAGAGGTGCTTTCACAAAGAGAAGCCGCTGAAAGCCAACAGAGATGAGTATATTTGTCTGCTCTAAATGCCAATACATTAAGTACTGATTTTTCGGATGACGAAAGACTGCCAACTTTAAAGCTGGCGTTTACTAAATCCACACACATGCGCTATAATCCTTCTGTGAATTTGTGATTCTAAAGCCGAACGGGTTAGCGCCCATATGTTCGGCTTTTCCTTTTTCTACATGCAAGATTATACTAGAACGTTGATTTTATTGAACGATTTTATTTGATGTGATGACGATTATTAACTGACGGCGCACAACGATAGCCATGCGCCTAGATAAATTATAATTCCATAACTTTAGCAAGTAGCCAGCAAGATCCAAAAGCAATTATTCCACAGACAATGAAAGACAACATAGATTACCCCTTTGTATTTTAAGATTGTAAACGAGTATACTACAGTATAATTAAAAAGCACTAATCATTTTTTTTGCAAATTCAGGTACTGCACCAATAGCGGAGCCAGCAGCTATCATAGCCATTATATTGCGTCTAAAAGCTATTTGCTTTTCAAGTTCTGCTTTGCTAATACCTAGATTTTGTGCTTCTTGCTCCATTTCTTTGGTTACATTCTTTGTTTGCGCTACACGGTCAAGGTACTCATTGACTTGCGGACTAAACTTTCTCGCCTCTGCTTCCTGTGCCATTGTCATTACTTTTGGGTCTTTAATTACTTTGCTTAATTCATCTAGCTTTTTGCCTTTTAAGGCGTGAATACTTACCTCATGATGGGCGACTCTTTGTGAATCAGTAAGCATTTTGTAAACATCTTCGTCAATTTTTGCAGGATTTAATTCGGCAACTTTTGCGACGGGATGCTTTGAATCCTGTAATATATGAGAGGTTAATGCCTCCTGATATTTTGGACGCTTTAACAAATACTCTTTTAATGTTGCGTTCGCTGGCTGCAATAAATCACTAAGAATTGAATCACTTATTCTTGCTTTGCTTGAAGCGGCATTGCGTAAAGATGATTCATCCTTCAAGGCGCCTATAGTTTTTGAATAGTCCTCTTGTATCTTTTTAAATGGCTCAAAGTTTTTCTTTCCAATTGAATATTCAATCTTGCTTTCAACTTCTTGTTGTAATTTTTTTAACGCATTGCTGGTATGGAGCAAGTCCATCTTTTCACCATAGGTTGCATTTTTCGCCGCATGTTTTGCATCATGAGCTGCATCACGCAACTCTCTCATGAAAGAAATATAATCATCCGTTGTCGCGTTATACCCTGGTGTTTTTATTTCATGTATATCACCAGTGCTTGATTCATATTTGATTATTTTTTCACTTGGATTTTTTCTTATTGATTTTATTTTTGCAGACAATCCTTTCAGCCCTTCTGTTTGTTTTAAAAAATCATCAAAGTCTAAAGGGCTGTGAATTGGCGTTTGCCCATGTGTTTTTGAGAAACGTCCATACCTGTCATTGAATGATTTTTCCAAGTCTTCTTTTGCGGCTTTTGTTTCTTGAGCAAGCATTTGTCTGGTTTCTGCTTTTGAATTAATAGGAAATTGATCAATTAACTTTTTTTCAAGCTCAGATTTTTCTAGGCCAAGATCTTCATACTCTTTTTGTAAATACTGTTTAACTTGGATATCACTTTCCGAAGCACTTTTTTTAGTGCCTTGTAGTGATTCATTTAATTTCTTCTCATATTCTTTTATTTTTTCAAGATCTCGATATGGCTGCCTTATTTTTGAGCCAACTTTCTTGATCCCTTGCACTACCGACACACCAGCAGGTATAGCACCGCCAACAAGCGCACCTGTTAACGCCGAACCTAATCGGTCATTTTCATTGCTCGCAGCGCCCATAAAACCACCGCCAGCAATCCCACCAAGAATACGGGTAATCGGATTATTTAATGCTTTAAAAATCTTAAAAGAAATGCCACCTGGCACGGCTAGCCCACCAGAAAATTCACCTATGCCACCCCCAACTTTTCCAGCAACGCTTTCTGGATAGTACCCCCTTAGAGAAGGATGAGGAACATGGTACGGCTGTTTACCAGTAAAATGCTCGTAAATAGACGAAGGAAAATTCAAAATCGAAACGCCAGTATCGCCAATGCCTTGCGCCATCCCGACCGCACCACCTTTTTCATAATCCAGTAGGTTTTTAAAAAAACCCTGTTTTGGGTATGTGCTTCCTGATGACTCATAACCACTTGACGAATAATCATCATCAGCCAATAAGTCAATAGGGCCGTTCGTTGGTTCGTCATCAGCTAATAAATCGATAGGCATTATTCGTCCTCCATTTGTACCAGCGCCATAAATTCATCAACTGTCATGTTGTTCTTTTTCGCCAACCTGTCGATGACTTCATTTTCACTCATTCCACGCGACTGCGCCGTATGGGAGATATCGCTCCATGTATATGATCTGCTTGGTGATGCTGACGCTCTGTTTTTCCCACCTGATGCCAAGAATTCCTCTCGCTTTCTGTTGACATCCCTTACCGCTTTATTGTGTCGTCTTTCTACTTCTTTTGATAATTCTGCGGGCAAATAATCATTGATAGCTCTTAATGCTTTTGGCCATCCTTGCCTTATTGCAGCTTGCTGATGCGCCAAAGCAGGTACTGTTGCTCTTTGTCCTTGTGACAACAATTGGAATCCAGAGTATTCTGGAACAAGCCGGTCAGCAACTGCGGCTTGTATCAGCCTTTCTTGGGCGGCTTTATCTCCTACAATTGCAGCGACGCGATCTTTTAACATATTGGCACTAGCAAACTCTCCCAAATACTCCTTGGGCAATGAAACAACATTTTGCAATTGCTCTCTGGCAATGTCAGAAGATCCAGTTTGTATATTTGCTTTTTCCGCTGCTTGTTTAGTAGATGTGTCAATCTTCATTTCCTGCTCTTGCTGCGGCGACATTAAAAAAGGATCAATGCCCGTAAAAGCCTTTAAAACAGCAGCTTTCATATTATTGCCACCGCCAAATTGCTCACCATCACCTTCACCCATAACAGATTGCAGCAATCGACTCATCATTATATTTTTTTGAGCAGCACCTCGCATTTGATCAATCTTAGCTTGTTGCATTGCTGGCATGTAAGCTGCCTGCAACCCTTGCATCATTGAACCCAAATACTCAGGCTGCCCCGTAGCTTCCTGAGGACTTAATCGAAACGCATTAACATTAGGTTGGAAAGCCATCATTAACCCCCAAATAATTTACCAAGACTGCCGCCTATAGCGCCACCAGCAGGGCCGCCAAGGAAACTACCAGCCGCCATGCCAAGGCCACCAATCAAGTCGCCCCAGCCCTTGCTCTTGGCCTGATTCTGACCTGCCTGCCCCGCATAACCATATTGGGCTTGCATAGCTTGAATATTCGCCAGCAAATCAGCCATTCCAGTATTGGAATCATACCCCATTTTGTTAATGCCTTCCTCACCACCAAGACCAAGGCCATACAGACCCATCTGGCGATTCATATAATCACCATAGTCTTTAGAAGCTATATCACCAGCAAGCTTCATATTCTGCTCTTGGTGCAATGGACTGCCTAACATACCACCCGCAGCAGCCGCATTTGTACCCGCCGTCAACGCCTCTTGCAGCGCACGCTGATAGCCCGGAGATTGCTGGTAGCCCTGTCCTAGCTGCCCTTGCACATCGCCGCTCATAAGCCCTTTATAGCGGTTCTGGAGGTCTGTTAAAGCACCAGACCCTGCTTGCTGGTAAGGCTCATAGTAGGGCTTAGCCATGCCTGGAATGCCTTGCAGATATTGATTTGCGACATCTGCGGGATTCGGTTGCCCTTTGCCGAACAAACTAGACGCGCCGCCAGCGGCAGCACCAAGACCGCCTCCCATACCCAATAAACTTTGCAGCCAGTTTAAGCCACCTGTTTGTTGATCCATGTCAAAAACTCCTTAAAGTTCTAGGTAATCAGCGCCAGCTCTTAATATTGCTGGATTGTCTTTCGCGTACCCAATCATATTATTACATCTGCCGCATAACAGTCCGCGTATTTTCATTGTAGAATGGCAATGATCAACGGACAAACTTCTAGTCTTTTCTACAGCGTGCGTTTGCTTGGCAGTTTCATTATTAAGACAAATAGCACAAACACCATTTTGTTTGCTTAACATTAATTCATATTCATCTATTGTGATACCAAAATTTCTCATTAGCCAATGATGTTTTGTTTTTCGCTGACATCTTTTATATTTCTTTCCTGCGTCTTTTTTACACTGCTTGCACCGATAAAACCCTTCGCTTGTATGGGTTTCATCTACAGTCAGAAACCCATGGATCTTACATTTTATAACAATACCATCTGGCAACTTGTTTGGTGCAGGAGCATCATAAGATTTATATTTCTCCCATCTATATCTATGAACACCACACAACATATAGGCAGCGTATTTTACAGCACTCTCACAACCTGGAGCCTTACATTCTCCGTTAAAATCTTTAAATTTTACTTTTGCTTTTTCGCGAAAATCCGCTTGATATTCTCGCATGCACTTTCGGCATTGATAACGAAGACTCTTGCGATTATGTCTTTTTGAAATTGAAATATCCTCGTCATCAAGCAAGCCATGTACTTTACAAAAACCATCGCGAATCATAACTTCTCCAAATAAGTTAATCTCCAATTTAAGTTACAAAGCCGCTTGTTGGAGACAAGTTTTCACGCTGCAGGCGCTAGGCTTTGTATTTGCATCATACCATTAGGTTAATGTCACCACCTTAAATAATGGAGCCGCATCTGGGAAAGTATTAGAATTTCTAACCGCTATCTCTACAGTATCCTGTGTATAATCTGTTGGATGCTGAACATAAAGCATTGTGCCTGCTTGGCATGTAAATTGCCCCTGCGCATTCGTGTGATTTTGTATGGCTGTTCTATCTGTTGCGCTTTGCGTCGGCATCACTAGCCCTTCAGGGCCGTAGTTATTTTGCAATGAGGTGGTTAGCGCCTGCAAAAACGTCAAAAAGTCATCCGTTGCCATGCCGTTCTCATCGACGAGCCTGCCAATCGGTAAATTTGGTACTCTTATAACTCTTGGTACGTTGGCCATTATTGATACACCTCTGCGATCCCATCAAACGCTGTAAACCTTGTGTAGCCTGAAAACCTGAACTGGAACGTTACATCATTCACGATCCCAAGCCGCTGCCATATAAACCGGCTTTTGCGCTTTCCTGTTTCGTTCATGTTAAGTCGTGAAGACGATCCAAACGATTCGCCACCATCACGCGAAATAGACAGGTCAACCACCGATGAATAGTTCACGTAGGTAAATGAATCGCCCTCGTCAAACTCAGTAGTTATAATGTCGCCACCTTCGGTAATTAATGTCTCCGGCGTTTCCGTTGTTAAATCAGTACCGTCATGACCAGGTGTAATCACAATCGTTGTTTTGTTATTCTGCAATCCATTCTCAATGGTAAAGCCCACAGACTTGCCGATGAAATAACGTTGGGATGGCATTCTAAGCGGTGGTGTGATCCTGATACGCGGTATAATCTTCTCCACTTCATCCTCATAGGAGGCTGTTGTGTACTGCGTACCAAATCGATAAACATTGCCACCATTCAAGCTGACAAAGTAATAGTCATTATTAAAAAACACCACCTGACGCGCTGGATGATAGTCGAGCTCTTCATCGGTTATTGTGAAAAATAACTCGGTATTGAAGTCGTAGGCATAGGACAGGTTATCATCAGGGAATGTTATTTGGTAAATCAAATGACCGTCTTGCTTGAACAAAAACCCCTCGCAATTCGATGGGTTAGTCAATTCTGACAGCTTAAAGTTAATGCCATCCGTAGATATAGACTTAACGCCACTTCCTTGCGTGTACATGATCACAGGCCCGCTTTGTTCATTAGCCGCCAACCACACGACAAAGTTTTCAAGTTCAGCAATACTGGACGGGTTAAGACATCCGTAATCGATGTTAAACGTGCTGTTACGTTGGTAGGGAAACAAAGCTGCTCCAACATCTTGCCATGATTCAGCCACGTTCGAGCCAAACACCAGCAGGTTATTACCGCCCCCTGGCATCGGTAATGCCGCTTGGATAAACCCAGGCTTGCTTTGTATCTCACCAACACTGCTCGCAGCTGGTGACCACGTAAGGCCATTATTTGGGGCAGATAAAACCCATTGCTGGGTTCCATTGATTGCGACAATGAAGCGACCATCTTGGAATGAGCAATAACCACTAGCCGTGAATGGAAACGTTAACAGGAATGCTGATCCTGCTTTTGACGAGTAGAAAACATCGTTCAGGTAATCGTATATATAGGCGTATATACCATCAGTAATCAGGATCTGTTTAGCGTTATTCTCAGCCATAAACACGTCACCCGTTGACGTATCTAACTGGCCAACCGCTGCTGGTGAGTTAGGTATCAAAGGGCCATCAGGATTGAATG